CTTGAATCGTAGTTGGCTTTTACCAAAAAACTTTTTCCCATATAGCGTAACATATATTGTTCATTAATAAATTCTTCTTCAAACTCTTTGTGGTCAGAATATTGTATTACATACTCCCAACCAGTAGGTACGTTACCAATAGCAGCACTTTCATTTATAGGTGCTTCATCTCCAGTATACCACACTTCAGGTTTATTTTCGTAGCCAAATCTTGCTAACTTTCTAATACCAAACGTCATAATACTGTGGTCGTCTAGTTCTTCTTGTAACTCTTGTAGTTGTCCACCAGATACTTGATATTGTAGTTCCTTAGTTACAGGACTGCTAAAGCTATAGGCACCATATATAGTGCTAAACTTAAAAAAGTCTTGTGCTGCTAAAGTACTAATTAATAACACGCAACCAAATAATTGTTTAAACCATTTTGCTAAATATATCATTGAAACTTCCTTAGTTGTATTTCATCAATTTCATCTTTAATTTCTTTGATGATTTTATTTTTATCTAAATTGAAACTTAATCCAGCTTCAAACCTTTTTACTTCTTTACCATATTCAAACATAATTATTGTTGGAACAGATACTATTTTCCATTCATCTGCAATAATTGCACCATAGTTTTTATCATCTATACTAGCGTTAAACCATACGCAATTATTTAAACCATTTAAATCTAATGATGCTTTAAAGTTCCAATCTGCATTTACTTGAACTATAATACATTCGTCTTGACTTAATAATTGAATCTGTTGTAAATCTTTTAAACTACTTTGAGCATATAAAGGCGATAACCATAAACAGATACCAACCAAATATGTAATACCAGATAACCAATTCATCTCTGTACCTCACTTTTGCATTAACATACGCTCAATGTTTTTAACATCTGTACGCATTTCTTTTTGTTCTTCTTTAATTTCCTGTACATCTTTTTCAGTTTCAATGATTGTGTTTCTAATCATCTGGTCCTTTAAGTCGTATTCAGTTCTGCCTATCGGAGGTTCAGGTAATTCTTTTGCTTCTTGTATGTCCGCTTGTAAAGTAAACCACATCGTAACAATCATAACTAATGTTGTTCCTAATGTAATTAAAGTTTCTATACTAAATGTAAATTTACTGTCTTTACTCAGTTCTGCCACTTTGTTTTCCTTCTTTCTTTTTTTTGTTAAATATTGCATCCCAACGTTTTGCAAATTCTTTTTGAGATATACCTATAGCTCTAGGTTTATCTCCTTTTCCAACTCCATTAGGACCTCTATACATTATATTAAACTAGTAGGAACTACGCCTCTAGTTCCTCCAACCTTATCCGTTTTCTTCATTCCGTACCTACGAACACATTCTTTATAGTTAGCCATACATTGTTGAGCTGAAGCCATTTTAATCTGTGCTAAAGCTGGTTCTGTTGAAGAAGCAGCTGCATCCATTAATGCTTTTGCTTTTACGTAATCAATTAAACCTGGCTGTAAAGAATTGTCAATATCTATTGTTCCTGTAATACTTGTAAGTTTATCTGGTTCTGCATAATAAGAAATAATAACACCGTCAGTAATTGTATTCCCCGAACCTAATTGGACTGGTTTTAGTTTACCTTCATTGGTTTCGCTAGTTCCAGCATTCCCTTTTGAAGTTGCAACCGCTATCCTATCCCCTTCTATCCACCAAACAAAGTTATCGCTAGGGTCTTTATACTCACTACTTACTGCTGCCATTATACCTCCGTCCAAGCAGTATTAGAAGACGTACTGCTTTCATTGTAAAATTGTTTTATTTCTCCGTTAGACAGTCTAGGTATTTTAATGTATTCTCCGCTTGAATTTAAAATTGTACATCTAAAAACTTTATTAACTGTTATTCCTTCATCGTCATCTAAAGCATACCATAGTTGATTATGTTTTAAATCTGTTTTGGCATTTTCTATTTGATTTGGATATCTACCCATATCAATCAATGCTTCATTAATTAAATTTATTACATAGTTTTCTGATACTCCAGGTACTGCTTGTAATACTCTACTATATATTTCTTTACCTGTAAATTCTATTGCAGCCATTATAATGCCCCTTGTAGTGTTTGTATTTGTTCTTTATATTGAGCATCTAACATTTGATATTGTTGAGTATACCAAGTGTATTTTGCAGTATCTTTTTGTAAGTTAGCACTAAATTCTTGTATTTCATCAGATACTTGTGCTTGATACTTTCCTAGCTCTGAGTTAAATTTTTGCAACAAATCGTCATTGTTTTGTACTGCTGCTCCCATAGTTTGAGCTGCATTTTGTAATGCTAACACTTGGTCTTGAGCTTTATTAGCTAAACTTACTTGCGTAGCTTGCTGTGCTTCTTGCTGAGCATCTGCTGCATCTAATTGTGCTTGAGTAATAGCTCTTTGTAAAGCAGTATTATGTTTAGTAACCTGGTCTTGTATTTCTGCCTGATATCTTGCATTCTCTTTGTTAAACTCATTTAATTCATTTTGTATATCTGTTTGATATTCTCCGAGCTCGTTATTAAGTCTACCTAACTGTAATTGTGCTAATTCAGGGTCTTCGTTAGTTTCTAAAAATGTTTCAAATTGACCTATGTCAAAAGTTTGAGTTGGTTTTGAATAAGTAGGAACTGAGCCTGTTGGGTCAACGTCTGCGACCGATGCAACCGTTATAGCTCCAACTGAACTAGCACTTGCATCTGCATTCGTTGCAGCTGAATAACTTACTGTTGCTAAACTAGGTGCACTAGGTGCACTTACGCTCACAGTTAAAGCACTAATTCCGTTCATATTATTCATTAATCTTTGTAATGCATTTCTAGAAGCATATAATACAACAGCTTCTTCTGCTTCGTCTGGAAAATTATCTATAGAAGAATCATCGTGAGTAACTGCTGAAAAAGATAAGTCTATAGAAACTATCCTACTATCATTACTTGCATTACTTGCAGGATACGTATTTAAAACTTCTCCGTGAATAATATAAGCTGGGTCGCTTTCCGAAGCAGCTTCCATATAATTAGTATCATTTACTCTACCCATCATAGAAGCAGGTAAAGTTCTACAAGGAGTGTAAATTTTACTAGCATGATTGTCATCTTTTCTTACTACCGCTAAAATCTTTTTTCCTTCTACGTCAATATTGTTTGTAAAGTTTTCATTTTTTCCAACTCTTTCTAGTTTGTTTAATGGTAGAATATTAGATACAGAACGAGCACCAGACTTTAACCAGTCACTTAAAGCAACATCATCTGTACTCGCAAACCCTGTTAAGTCACTTATTCTTGTTTTAAAATCAGCCATTATCTTCCTTGTCCTCTATATGGTTTCTTATAATTCTTTGTACTCATTTTATTTCCCATCTTGGTATTTTTGCTCATACCCTGTCTAGTCTTTTTCTTTCCATTACTTCTTCTAGTCTGTTGTCCTAATCCTCTCACTATTTACCTACTGCTTTCATAGCAACGTTGTGAGACTGTTTAAAAGACTTACCTTTTCTCATTGCAGCCGCCATTTTTTTTAAATGTGCTTTTGAATGATGAACTTTATGCTTGCTCATTTGTCTTTTTTGAGCAGCAGTTAAATTATTTAAGCTTACGCCTTTTAAGTTCTTAGCCATTAATATCTTTTAGACTTTTTCTTTTTCTTTTTCTTTTTACCGTACATTACATTATCCTTGTCGTTGGTCCCTTTTTAGAGACTTTCGAAGCCCCTTCTCTTAGCTTTTTAAAGCCTTCTTCCTGGGACATTGTTCTTATTTCCATTTGGTCTTTCCTAATAGCTGTTGCATAAGGATTATTTTCCCTAACAACAAAGTTGGTATTCCATTTAGGTGCTGAAGCTCTTTGACCGCAAGAGGTACAGTTAAACATCCCATCAGGATTAGGTTCGTTACAATGTTGACACTTACTCATGTTACATATAAGTAACTATATAAGCAACTCTTGAGCTATCTAGTTTTACTGTGTTTATTGAAATAATTGTATTATCTGTTAATGTAGCTACAAAAGTTTTAACTTCTTTTGCTAACGAACCATCAACGCTACTAGCATTTACACTAATATCATTTATAATAACTTTTACTTCTGCTGCACTATAATTTGCCATTTCTTTCTCCTATTAGTTTTAAAATTCTTTATAGGTTTCGGAGTGGGAATAAACCCACTCCATAGTACCTAATAACTATTTATGATGTTGTAACTGCTCCGTCTTTAGCAGTATTTCCATAGAAATACCATTTAACTCCGTCACAAACGATTTCAACATAGTCTCCCTGTTCTGCAGATGTTCCAAAAATTAAATTTGAAACTCCTGTAGCACCAGAGGAACCTGGGTTGTCGTCACTTGTATCAACTTCAGACTCTGCTATTTTACCGAATAAAATTGCAGAACCAGCAGCAATCGTAATTGCTCCAGTTGGCGTGTTTTCATCAACGATTAACTTGTAATTAATACCAGCTTCTAAAACAGTTGGTAAGGTAACACTGTAAGCACCGCCAGCTGCATCTAGGGTAAAAACTTTACCGCTATCTTCTACTGCTTTTAGTGTTTTAGCTCCAATTAAATGTTCAACTGGAATTAACATTCCACCATTACCACTATTTCTATTTAAGTAACCTGTTTTCATCTTACAATCCCTCCACGTTATATAGAGCGTGTGATTCTGGTAAAGTGATTTCAAGACCTGCTTCTGTTAGAATCATGTCTTTTCTTAAATCCTCATCTGCACTTTGTACATTTGTCATGATTTGAGTATCACGGTTAATACCATTACCTACTAATGGTCTGTATGCTAACTGACTCATGTCAGCCATAAGCATCATTCCACTTGCAACACCTCTAAAGAGTGGTTGTTTAACCAGAAACATACTTCCGTGCACAGTATTGATTTCCATCAATTTGTGACCAAAGTTGCCTTCAACATTATCCATGTTTACTCTGTAAGGAGCATTTGCATGTCCAACAGATGCGTCGATAAACGCACCGTCGCCCATTTTGTTAAAGAATGAAATTACTGGTAAAGAAGCCATAACAAGTTTTTCACTTGCTCCGCCTCTTGCTGGGTCAAATATAACTTCCATGTCTGATAGTAATCTATCGTATGTTAGCTCAGCTTGTGTTGTACTTCTGTAATATCCTTTTCCTGAAGAATAAGATAATGCAGAGTCATCCAATACTGGAGCTACATTTTTTAAGATATTTCCTACTAGACCTTCAGTATACTGAACGCCGTTTACGCGAGCTTTTTGACCGAAGAGCATAGCTCTTTCAATGTCAATTTTATGTTCACGTAGTTTTTGAGCCCAAATTCTTTCGAACTCATTCGCATATCCACGGTGACGTGTTGCGATTGCTGTGTTAGTTAATTCACATGCTGTTTTAAAGATTTGAGTATAACCGTAGTCATCGTCTAATGTGTCTGAAAACGTATCAGGCGACGCAGTTCCTTCCTCAAATGAAGTTCCAATTACTTGGGCTACATCATTATTAGAAAGTATGTCGTGTCCTGTTGTGTCTGTTTGAGACGTGTCGATAACTCTACCTTGGAAGGTAGTAGCGGCTGAACCTATTGAAGGTCCTGACTCAACTCTTACTAGTGTTTGTGCATACCCTGTTGCTGCGTCCACTGTTGATACTGCAAAAACCATTCCTTTTGTAAGGAATCCAATTGCTGCACCAGCTGCGTTGTCAACTGAGAAAGTATGAACTTCACCTTGTGCAACGGCACTTCCACCGTTTACATCAGCGGCTAGTGTAAAGCTTCTATCAGTATGATTTATTTGTGTTCTGTTTTCAAGAAAACGGAATACGTTATCATCTGTAGCAACTTTAGCTGCTTGGTTCAAGTACACGAAAAATGGTGACTCTTCTGGGGCAAGTTCTGCAACTCTATCAGAGAAGTCATACAATTTTCTTTGGTCTGGGGCTTGCCCATAATCCGCACTTGAAGCAGCGGCTGTAATACTAGACGCTTTTAGTTGTCCTTGATTAAAAGCCATTTTAATCTCCTAGTTTATGTATGTTTACTTTGCTATTTTACCACGAGACCCAGCATTCATAATTCTATCCCACATTTGGTCCTGGTCGTTTTTCTTAGGAGGTTCTCCTCCTTGTAAAACTCCTGCAGGTTGAGGAATATTTTGAGCTTTTTCAACTGCTTCCTTATTTACATTCTGTACTTTTCCACCGTCTTTTTCTTTCCATACTTTAATTAAAGTATCTAAAGGTAAGTCTCCTCGTGGAGTAGTAGCAAAATTTAAAAATTCTTCAGCTTCATGTTGAGAGAGTTTATGTCTCGACTGTAACTCATTTTTTAAATTATTTACTGCCATTGCCTCTTGCAGTTTACCAAGTTCTTGGTCAACTGTTTGGTGTACAAGCTCTTTTTCTCTCGTCACCCTCATTTTATAGGATGCAGAGTCAGGCTTGTAATAGGCGTCCCAAGGGTCAAAAGATTCAGGGTCTAAGTCCTTCTCTTTTACCTTTTCAGATTTTCCTTGCATTGCAGATTCCATAGCTTCTACAACATCCGGTCTAGAATCTAACAGATTTTTTAACCTAATAAGCTCTTGTGATTCCGAGTTTAAGTTTTCAAAGTCTGCTGTTTTCTTATCGTACATTGATTGAAACTTTTTAGTTTCTGCTTCCCAGTCAACAGAAGTAGATGCTTCTACACCTTCTTCTTGAGGTTGCTCTAAAGATAAAGCATCTTGCTCTACCGTTGTTGCAACTATTGGGTCGTCTTGGACAACCTGGTTATTTTCTTGTTCGTTTGCCATGTTTTTTCTCCTTTGCTGATTTCACCTAAGTGCATAACCAACATTGATTTGCTTTATTGTCCTTCTTCATTAGACATAGAATCAATAGCTGCGTTTAATTTTAATAGCTTGTCTTTTTCTTTGCTCTTTCCTTGTTCGATAACTTCAGTCAACCTTGATTTGAATTTTTCCGTTTCTGTACGTTTTCGTGCTGAAACAGTTTCTCTATCTGCTGTCTGTAGGTCACCTTTGAGCTCTTTTACTTGATTTTCAAGTGTGGCTATATATTGTTGCATCTGTTGCATACGTCCTTTTCTTTGAAGAACACCTTCTTTGTCAAAGATTTCAGTTTTCTTTAAAACCTCGACATCGTCTACCAGTCCCATTTTATACGCTTCAATATAAGTATTATATTCTACTTGTTTATTGCTTGGTAAGGTTGAACCTGATATTACTCTTATATCATGCTGACCCAGAGATATATCGTTCTGAATCTGCAAAATTTCTTTTGACTTATCATCGTACATTCTATTATTAACAGTAAATTCTGTTAAATCGTTATTAGGTTGTACTATTCTAAATTTTTTCTGGTAAGTATAATGTGATTTAGATAAGTTGTAAACCACTTTACCAACTTGAGATAGACTTCCTTCTATATCTCTAAGTTTAGACTTTCCTCTTGATTCTCCCATTTCCGATAAAAGCATCGTTCCTCTAACGCTTTCAGCAGCACCGTCTTTAAATCCTTGTAACAGTTCTGGAATACCGAAGTTTA